CTATACCAAAGTCTATTGACTCTGATATAGTACCGACATGCTGAATGTCTGCATTACTTACTATTTTCATACATTATTGTTTTATTTATATCTAACTGTGTTACTTCCTACTAATACAAACTCTTGCCCACAACTTTCACATACACCTTCTTTGGTAGTGTAATTTAGTTTTATACGTCCTTGAAAACAGTTAGGACATTGTACATGCGGACTTTGATCACTACAAAACATTGGTTCTTCCATTGGAGGTTGATTAATGTGTTCGTGTTCCCAGTCGATGTTATTAAGATAGTACTCTTTCATTCTTCCCATGATTATTGATTTATTTGATTTCTATGTTTGTGCTAATAGGAGTATTTGGATCAGGTATATCTATGTCTAGAGTTTCTGCTGCCCAATTTCTCACATTTTCTAAGTATATAACAAACTCATCCGTAGATAACTCCGTGGTTGATTTTGCTACAGTTCCGATTACTACACCGGTATCTCTTACAATCCAATCATCTCTTAGAAAGTTCTCTCTAAGAAAAGTATGTACATCATCTCTAGTTATAGGACTGCTTACATGTTCTTGTTGGATATCTGTACGTGTATAACCTAACTCTTTAAAGCGTTCTTTAATAAGATAAACTACAACACCCCAATAATATCTGTTTTGTGGATTGCTTCTTGTCTTGGTTTTTCTGATAGTAATTTCTACATCTTTATCATGTAGCTTATTAAGATCATCGTTAACCATAATAGGATCGTCTGGTACTATTCTACCATTACTTACCTTTCCCGTAAAATGTATCATAAAATTTATGTTTTAGTATTTCTACACGAGTTTCTGTTGTTATATGAAATATCAATTTTCTTTCTTCTTCTGTATCTACAGGAAAGAAACGAGGTGCGCTTGCTTGAGTTATGTATTTAATATCGTCATCAGGTAGTATACCTAACTTAACTATTAAATCTTGAAAACATTTACCATACAACCATTGATTATCTAAATCCCAATTAGCTTGTCTAGTTGTATCATAGAAATCTAGTGATATAGCTACTGGCAGTTTTTTAATAGGCTTTACGTTTTTTACATAAGGCATATAACTCTCTTTAACTGCGTTTACTATCTTACTCCTCATATGAGGACTCATACGAGCGTTATACAGCTGTTGACCGTTTATTGTAAGATATCTAGCTGTACCTATAGTCCTAGGGTTAGCTACAACATGATCACCATCACTGTTAATCATTCGCCCTTTATTATCAAACTTATTATTAGCATACTTTTTGGGTATTTTACCTCCCTTTTTATAATACTTAATTCTACGAGCCTTAGCTACCATTACCTTTTTAATAAATTGCGGTATTTCTATTGATGTTGTCATATTTACTTTCTTTGTACTGATTAATTAATTTTAATGTTTCTGTAGTACCGTTGATCTCTATATAATCTGATATATCTTTAGCTCCATAGTTTATAGTACCAAACCTACCATCAGTTAAGAATAAAGGTTTAATATTATAACGTTTTAATAGAGTATTAGCCATTTTGACACCGGTTAAATCAAAATCCATAAAAGAATAAATATTTGTAAATCGTCTAGAAATTTCTGTCATTATACCATCATCAGGTATAACTGCTTCTGAAGCCGGAGCTGCAGATACAACACCAAATTGTCTTAGTGCCATAACATCTTTCATAGACTTTGTAATTACAATGTGATCTCCAAATTCAGGTAGTTGTTCTAGACCTTGCCAGCTGTTATAATTAGATAGCCATCTAAATGCATTACGCTGAGGCATATATATTTTATATTTACTAGGACCAAATCTATACGCATATGCAATATCATTTTTACGTCTTGTATAAACTACTTTAGAGTTATAAAACACGATCTCGCAAGGGTATACATTATATAGGGTTAGCATTGCTTTGTTGATTCCATACTTAGACCAGAATTCTCTGTCATACTGATCCCAAGGTCTAATTTTGATTTCTATTTTAGACTCCTTTGGTTCTAGTTTCTCTGGTATGTATTCTACTTTAACAACTGTTGCTTTAACACTGCCGTTAGTAAGACCAAAATCTATTGCACACTTTTCTAAAGCTTTTGCGTACGTAATTCCGTACTTATACTGTATGATTTTAATCCAATCACCTGAAAAGCCTTGTGCCCAATCTTTAAAGTAAATAGTCCCGTTAATCATTTTAAATGAACAAGAAGGATTATTGTCTCTCCGCAGAGGTGATTTTACTTTTGTGTTAACATCAACTTTAACCCCTAAATAATACTCTAGTATCTGTGCTTGGTCTAAATGCTTCAGTATGTATTCTTTCGTTATTACTGGGTTTAAATTGTACATTTACTATAGTTTAGAGACAAAAAAGGAGGCACGAAGCCCCCTATAATGTCTGATTAATGTTTAGATTACCAGCTGTCTCCTGCCGTAGAATTGTTGGGAGCTGAAGTAATTTCTGCTTCGTTAGTAGGCTGTGCTGCTGTAATATTATCTCTGTATCCTAAAATTAATTGTTGTGTAGAATCTTGAGGTAAACAAAACGGCTGTACAGGACGTGAAGGAAATTGTAAATATTTACCTTGCTTGTCATATACACACTTAATCTTGAACTTGTGTCCTTCATAAGAGTTACCAATAAGATCGATAACATTCTTACCTAAATCATTCCAAGATGTACCACCAATAGCTACACGCTCTTTAGGAATAAAAGCAGATAATACATGGTGTAATACCTCTCCTGTGTTTCTAATTAAATCTGCATGTAGTTGTTCTGGAGTAGAAGACCAGCTTCTTCCTGCAGAGGCAGCATTTTTAGAAGACTCTTGTAGTCTTTCTAAACTTGTTACTTCCATTTGTGTATGTGTAAACTTAGCTCCTTCTTCATCTTGAAAATAGAATCTAATAACGTTTCCACCTGTTCCATCTTGTCTTAGGGTATCAAAAGTTACGTCTACTATTTTAACGTTTTCATTGATACCTGGGCTCATTAGTTTATAACTTGGAGCTCCTGTTTGTGTTTCTTGTAATTGATACATAATTGCTTTTTAAAATTAAATTGTTTTACTGTTTAGTTATTATAAATATACGAAAATTAGAGCAAATAGCTCTTATTTAATACTTGTTTTGTATATGTCTTTCCATTCAAAGTCCATAATTCTACCTGCTAAATGAGGTAATCTTGTACCTGCTTCCACTTCATCAGAAGCTTCAAAAGATATACTAAGGACGTTTTCATCGTTTCTATATACAAATCCTATTGCGTCGGATTTAGCCATGATATAATTCTTGAGTTTACCTGAAAGATCTAAGCTGCTTACATTGACTTCTACTGAGTCTGTACCAATGATTGTTTTCTTACGGTGACCAACGAGAATAATATGCTCACTACATGTTAATAAGGCATCAATAAGCCCCATAACTCTTGTACGTACTTGATTGTAGCCATCACCAAAAGGAAGTTTAGCAAAAGAATCTAAATTATTTTCTCTAGCTATGTCTTTCTCTATCCATGATACTACATTGTCAATTGTGTCGAGCGCAATATATTTATACTTGTTAGACTCTGCTTTTAGAGCAACAACAAGTTGTTTTAATTCTGATGTGTTACTTACCTCTACTTTTAAAGCATCGAGATACTTACTACCCCGTTCTGTGTCTATAATAAGACACCCTTCGAGTTTTGACAACATAGTTGTCTTACCTGCTTTTGACTGACCAAATATAGTCAGCAAGCTAGGATTTACTGTGTTTGATTTTATTACTTGAGTTGGTAATTCCATATAATTGTTTTTAAAATAAAGTTGAACTGTAATCGTCAAATCTACCGTGAGATAGGTTATTCTTAAGGCGTACTAAACCTGCTACACCTGTCCTGTTTTTTAAACAGTGTAGTGCAACAAGATCAGTGGTAGGAAATCTCTTCTTACCATAATGCTCTATGTTTAACAATATCGGCTGGTGTAATACCATAACTACATCAGCTGCGTGATAGATTTGCTTTGAACCATGTATATCTGTCTTAGTTGGATAATGTAATGCAGGGTTAGTTGGATCTCTCCTCTCCTTACTCTCCATTTTGTCATTCATCTGACCAATCAAAATATTACATGTTTGAAACTCTTTTCTGACTTGTATAAACATTTTACCAAGTTCAGCAAGAGATTGTATTTCGTTTTCACCTGGGTTCGGGGCTACTAACAAGGTATGATCTAACGAGATAACTATTTTAGAGTCTTTAAACTCCTTGCAAAAATCGTTAATAGTTGCATAAATTCTATCTCTGTTAGACGGGGTTTCTACATAAAAGACATTTTCATTTTTCATCTTACCATACTCACTACGTAAAGACTCTAACTCATCTAAAGATAAGGGATTGTCAGAAGAGACTAATTTTCTGTAGTCTACTTTACCTAACTGACTCATCTTACGAATCATTTCGTCTTTTGCATGCATCTCGAAAGAGAAATGCAACACTTTCACATCTTGATTACCTAGATAATTAGATGTAAAATCAGTGTGCAACATGTTGGCAAAAAATGATTTACCATGACCTGATGCACCACATAGCATATAGGTTTGACCGAAGTGAAACCCACCAAGCAGCATTGTATTTACTTTCTGCCATCTCGTGGCTAAAAACGGACGTTGTCCTGTTGCACCTTCATGCAAGAACTGATCTGCTTCTTTAATAGCTTGTTGTGCTGTCTTTATTTGTAGACTAGTAAACTTTGTCGTTTGGAGATTCAAATCCATCTATATCTGTTTTCATTAATTGTTCGATTGTTTTCCATTGTTCTGTCTCTATCCAGCGTTCCATGCCCATGTGTATTTGAGCATTGTTAACTGCCCATTCAAGACACAGCATTACTTTTGTATGTAAAGCACGTTTAGGTGCTATATTCTTTTTGTAAAAGCTGCGCGTCTTCATTGTAGCGTTCCTGCCTGGTAGTTTTTTACCATTGATGTAGATTTGTAACGGATATGCTTCGAAAAATTGATCATATGCAGTAGATATATCTGTATTGTATAGCTCTTTGATAAATTTATTTGTCACACTGTAGTTGTCTGCCCATGAACTATCACTAGTTCCCTCATTAGTTAAATACCCCCTGTTCTCTAAATCCTCCAGACTACTTAATTCAAAACCACCATTCTCATTTACATACTTGTATAATGAGGCGTAGTCGTTTTCATAAATAATATAGAGAAATAAGAACTGATCTGGACTAATATTGTGTTTACACAAATAGTCTACATACTGTTGCGGAGTGTTTAATAGCATACTATATAACGTTTAAATATTCTAGAGAAGCTTTACTCAATGCTTCTTTAATTTGTTTAACTGAACTAACGTGAGTTGCGTTAATTGTCTTCTTCTGTCTCTGCTTTAACCACTTCTCATCTTGTGTATCTATTATATATAGATTTATCATTAGACCAGTTTTACCCGGAGCCCAACGAATAGCTCTACCTGTACGTTGTAGATCTTGTCTAGACGTTGAGGTACCGCTACATACTATAGCCATAGATACTCCTTGAATGTCAAATCCTTCGTCTAATGCACGAGCTGTTGATATAACCTTGATGTCACTCTTAGGATCTTTGAAGTTCTCTATTGCCATTTGTTTAGCATAAGGCTTCATCTTAGAATGATAAGAAACTGCCCAAGGTTGTAACGTCTTAGTAAGCTCGTTAGCAAATTTTACAGTCTCAGAGAATGTAATTGTCGGGACATCAAAGGTATCAATTAATTCCTTCGCAGCCAAAAACTTAGATGGATGGTTGTATAAAAAAGTCTTACGATTACGCATGTTTTTAGACCATTGTACTGCAGATGCCATGATACCATTTACATCATATCCTGTCTTTGCTGCATAGTGTTGTCTATATTCCTGCGATTGTAAACATTTCATTGCAGCTTGAAAATTAAAGTCAAACCACTTGAAATACTTATTAAATCCATCGTGTAATTTTTCGTACGTGTACCTATCTCTGTCGTTCAGCTCTATTCCGAGGTTATACACCTTAAAATTGGATACATAACCATTAGCAAGAGCTTCTTTCATACTTACAGTATCTACAACAGGACAATACTCCTCTATAATGTAATGTTTTTTATCACTACGTTCTAAAGTTGCTGTTAATCCTAGTATATAATGGTAGTTTACATTAGAAAAGATTGTCTTAAATACATCAGAGGCGTAGTTATGAACTTCGTCAAGAACCAACAAGTCTACAGAGCTGAGAATTTTAACACCAGTATTGATTACTTGTATTTTTACATTCTTAAGCTCAAGGCTTGTTGTTACCTCTTTCCATTGTTCAAGTAGGTATCTGGTTGGAACTACAACTAGTGTAGTGTTATCAGGTAGCTTCTTATTCATATCTTGTATGATAAGACAAGCTACATAGGTCTTCCCAAAGCCTGTTACAGCTTCGAGAGTTCCTTTGTATCCTGATTGTTTCCAAACATCAACCACACGTCTTTGTCGTGCAAGTTTCTTTGGATCTATTTTCATATAGTTATATAGTTTTTGAAATAATCATGCACCTTGTGATAATCTTTAAACTCATTCAACGGATGTGAACGTTTTAAAGCTTCAGTTACATTATTATACAGGTTCCAAGAGTTAAAAGACTCCGTGTCTTCTTTCATAGAGAAATGAATAGACTCGGTAATCTCACTCTTAACTACGGATGCTTGCGTAGGTGTTAGTATACTATCACGTACGTAAAGCTCACCAAGCATGTGTGATACTTCTGTCATTCCATCAAGCTTATGCTCTTGAAATTTAGTTATGTCATTACTTATTTCTCCAAAAGTCTTTCTCAATGACCCAAGAGTAACGTTAATCATCTGATCTAGATGATCCATTACTTTAGATCTATGTACTTTTGCAGCTGTAGCTTCTCCTGATATCATACCGTTCATACAAATCATTACTCTTGCACCACATGCAATTCCTACACGTCGTGTCTTGTTGTATGAATTTATAATACCTATCATAGGCTTTACAGGTAGGTTAGACTTAGTTGCTAGAGTATAATATGCAATAACAACATCGTTATTCATTGCACCTCTATAACTTATATCATCTACCTCCCAATTGTTACGCGCTATCTCTGCTTCTACACGTTCAAATAATGTTTCATGTGCTACAGGTCCATAAGTGTTAGTAGCTTGCGGTACCGGCTGTGCTAGTACTGCGTCTCTTGTTGTTTTAAATCCATCCATAGTTTACCAAATTTGAAAGCCGCCTGATCCATAACAGAAGTTAGCGAACTCTTTAATATTATCGGTGCTAAAAGGGTAGCTACCTGCCCATTGTTTTTGTTCCCACAATTTATCCCAGTCTTCTTTAAAACTGTCTGGATAGTTAGCAGGTATAATAGAATCATCTCCTGTTTCTGCAATAACTACTTCGTGTAATACGTTACGTGCTTCTTCAAGTTCCTTGTTACGTATTTGAGCTAACTCATACTCTCTCATATGTGCTTGTTCATGTTCTGCAGTATGTCCAGAGTCTATAAGCTTGTGTAATTGAGTTGCTAATTCAATAGCTTGTTCATCATCAACTTCAGCACCACTGTTACT